ATGAGAGTCACCGCAAACAAGTCAGTTCAGGCTCGTCTTTGGGCTTTTCTCAGGGGGCGGACGCAGAAATTTGCAGATAGCCTCAAGACAGGGCCAGTTGACATCGTTGAGATCAAGTTCATCCGCGAGGGAGAGGAACAGCCTTGCCCGCTCACGCCCGAGGGGCGTCCAATCGACGACCCAGGGATCGGTAATCATGGAGTAACCGGTAATCCACCCCGCCGCCTTCAGTACATCAAGTGTACGCGTGAAATGTATCTCGTTCTCGGATTTATCGCCCATAAGCAGGCGCCAAATTATCGGAATCGCTGGGGCATCCAAGTCAATTCAGGAGGTCAACGATGAGCGTGAAGCTCAATACTTTCTGGCAGTCCTATGAAAACGGACAGCCGTACAAGGTGATTGACGTGGATCCGGAAGGCGTCGTGGCGACGACCGTCATCAAGCGGACGATGTTCGGCAACGATTCGTTCATCTGGTATTCGCCGGTCGCTGATTTTCTGAAAAGCTTTAAACCGCTCACAACCCAAAGTTCAACATGATTGATTCAGTTGAGAGCACCAATTTCGGTGGCGGCATAAACACTGGCAGTTCCGGGCCAGGGGAACCACGAGCCACCGACCCGAGTTCCGTGGTTTCCACTTCTGCGGAGCGCGCGCAACGCCCGCAATCGGTTCATTGCGTAGGCAGCCCTGTGGTGACCCCCAGGGCTGCCACTAAAATTTCCCAGACGGTGTCTGGACTCAATTCGCCTGGCGTCGGCAATTACGCCGAGGCGGACCGCCGGTTGATGCAGCTACGGGCATTTGCCGCGTTGCTGGGCCAAGGACTCAATCCCAAGGCAGCGGCCGAGCAACTCGGTGTTCCACGTGTAACTTTATGGCGCTGGCAGAAACGCGTTGCCGACCATGATCTGGACGATGCCACCCAATACCCGGCAATTCGGTCAAAGCTGGTAGATCAAACACACAATAGCGGCCGTACCGGTGCCTGGGAATCACTCCTGCTGATTCCGGGTGTGAAGGAAAAGCTCCGGGAGATCCACGTCGCCACGATGGCGGCCAGAAACGATTCAGCCACCAACGATCGGCGGACCGGCAATATGGCGGCGACGCTGAAGATGTTCACGCTCGAGCCCGAATGCCCGGAAACCCTGAAGCCGAAATTATTGGCCGGAAAATTTCCGGTTTGTTTGACCAGGTTCCTTGGGAAGCTCACGCCGGAAATCGAAGCGCTTATCCGCGGGCCGAAACATTTCCAGTTGAACGGATTTTCCGGCAAGCGCGACAAGACGATCGGATTGCCCGATGGCAGCCGCGCGTATCTGCCGGCCGGCTGGGTCATCGAGCTGGACGACATGAGCGTCAACCAGCCGTTCTGGTGCCAGACGGAGTCTGGACTCAATGCGGCTGACGCCGCGGCTGGCGCAATTTTATCACGGCAAGGACTGTACGCCCGGTGTCTCAAGGGCGGCTGGCGAGCGGTGGAACTGATTGCCCGCCCGCGGGAGTCTTACACGTCGGCAGACATCCTGCGTTTCCTCCGTCGCTTCTGTCAGATCTACGGCAAGCCGCGCAAGGTCCGGATCGAACGCAGCGTTTGGGCGGCACACAACATCGCTGGATTCAAGTTGCAGGGCGATTTGTGGACTGAGGACCATTACGAACGGCCGGCAATGGCTGCCGAGGAGCGCCAGAACCTGACGGACGGCCTGACCGCGATCGGCGTCGAGGTTGAATACTGTTACAGCGCCCGCGGCAAAGCAGATCTGGAAGGATCGTTCCATCCATTGCAGACGTATTTAGCCGGCTTCACTCGAGACTTTCTGAACATCGGCCGTCATGCCGGCGAATTTGAATTGGCGGCCAAGCAGCTGCGCCGGGTCCGGGCCGGCAGTCATCATCCGCGGGATCTCGGGTTTCCCCACCAAAACGAACTGCTGGAGCGGATCCAAAAGACGTTCGACTTCGTAAATTCGTTGCCACGCAAGGATGGGACGTTCGACGAGATCTGGACCCGTGATACTCAGAAGTGGCAGCTAACTCCGTTGTCAGCTCATGATCTGGCGGCATTCCTGCCGACGTTGCGATCGGGAACAATTCGCGGGGGCTTTGTGACCGTGACAGTTGCCGCCCGTGACTTTGATTTCCGGGCCCTTAATTTTGCCCAGCTTGGCGATGGTTACAAAGTGTACGTCAAACTCGATGAAACGGAGCCATCACTCGGTGCCGCGATCTATAACCGCGAAGGTTTGAACAGCTCCAATCATGATGGCCTCAAGGACGGCGACTTCATGGGTTTCGCCGAGTTCGATGTGCCAGCTTCCACCACCTACGCCGCCAATGTCCCGGATGATCTTCCGCGCTATTCCGTCGAGCAGCTCTACGGCGCCGGCGCCCAGGCGGACGGCGGCGCTCTGATGAAGCAACAGCAAAAAGCCGCTCGCATCTTTGTGCGATCGGCGTTCACCGGCCGGCCACCAGGTCAGCCGGCGATCAAGGCGGTTGAGGCGCGCAATAGCAGTGGCGTGAACAAGGTCCAGATCGGCGGCACGCCGACCGCTGGGCCATTGCCGGAACCGCGCATGCCGGCTGCAGCCGCTCCGCAGCGCCCGAATATCTTCGCGGCACCGACCGCGGATGAAGTGGCAAAACGCCGCGCAAGACTTTCCCGTCAGGCCCAGCTGGCCAACGCACTTGGCAGTGCCGGCCAATGACGGGGACTAAACAAACAACACAACACCCGGAGAAATAAGATGAGCACAGAAAATGCCACACCAAAGACCGATGCCGAAAAATTGGAACTCGCCAAAGTCGCGATCGCAAAAGCACTGAAGCGTGTCCGTGAGGACGAAAATATTCGCTATCACATGGGAGCGTTTACCGAGACGTTCGAATGCCTCAAGGAAGCTCATATGGCGTTTCATGACGTGACCGATGACACGGTGGAAGAATACTGCTTTGGTACGGAGCTGAAGTATAAGCCCCACGCCAAAGTGATCGAACAAATCAAGTCCGTCATGGATGACTCGACCATCCGGGATCCGCAGAGGATCGAGCAGATCAATGCCATCCTTGGCCGCTAACCGATTCCACCTTTAACCCGGAGAAATAGATGAGCGAAAACAACGATACGACACGAGCCCGGCTGGACGCACACACCTTGGATCAGCGGGCAGAGCATTTGCCCGAATCCATGCGCGAGCTGTTTGTCTGGTTAGGCTGCTATTGCCGTGAGGAATGCGGCCGAGACATCGACATCCTGGCCGACAAATTCAAGGCGATTAATATTCACCACGACAAGACGACGTGGTCCCGGATCTTGCGTGGCATGTGGCAGCAGGACGCGCACGGCAATAAAACGGCGTCGCCCTGTCTGGCCGAAGACAAATTCATCAAGGCCGTCACTGCGCTGCGGAATGACACGCGGATCAAGGAATTGGGCGGGCGAGTGCCATTTGTGAAGACTCCCACCTCTCAGGACATTTGGCATTACATCGACAAGAAACGCGCTCCGGACCGGATCAACAAGTTTGGTCTCATTATCGGCGAAACTGGCACGCAGAAGGGCGCTTCGATGCGGGAATACTGCCGGCTCAACAATCACGGTATCTGTGGACTGATCGAAGCCGCTGAAAGTCCGAGCATGAATCAGTTCATGGATGACCTGATTGCCATCTACACCAACAGCTCCCAAGGCGGCATGATGCGCAAGAAGGCGTACATCCGTCGCGTGGTAAACCACAAGCGGACGATCATGCTGGAAAACATCCAGCGCCTTTACGATCCCCGAGCCGGCGATAAGCAGCCGGTATTTTCCTTCCTCCAAAAGCTCCAGGAGGACACGGGTTGCACGATCATCCTTTCACTGACTCCCACCTTTGAACAAACGCTGCTTGGCGGTGCGGCGAGGATGTTCTTCGAACAGTTCGAGGGCCGGGCCGGTGGTCGCAGAACCTTCTTGCGTCTGCCGCCGTTCCCGCCGGAAGAGGATGTGGTGATGATCGCCCAGGCATTCGGATTATTGGATGTGAAAAAATATTCCAGCGAACTGGTTGCGATCGCGCACGAGGAAGGCCGGATCCGCCGGCTGTTCGAGGTCCTGCAGGATGCGAAGATCGAAGCTGAATCGCTGAAATCAAAACTAACCATCGATCACGTGCGCGAGGCATGTGGCGTTTAAGGAGGGCATATGAGCATGACTGAAATTATTGGACGCACTTCTGCCGGCACACGGCCGTCCCGGCAGGATGTGATGAAATCCCTGGCTGAACACCGATGCCGATTGCTCGGTATGACCACCAGCGATTTTGACCTGGCTCTGGCGGATTTGTCCGCCGGTGTCGGGTTCATTGGCGGCAAAGTTGTGTGGAACTTAAACCCGAAAAACCCGCCATTTCATTATAGCAGCCTGTTGAAACAGACTGCGGCGTTTGCCATGGGCTGGGCGGATTCGTTGAAGGTCAAAGGCGAAACCGCCTATGCGTCGATCCTCAAGGAACGCGCTCACCAAATGCAGTTATACCGGGATGGTGAAATTTTGTTCGACTGCTCATCTCCGGACGTGGATCCGAAGCGCAAGCATCGTGCCCTGGTCGAGGAGCTGGGCGAAGTGGCCGAAGCCGTGGACATGGTTGACGACCAGGACATCACTATGCGTCGAAGGCATCTCTACAAGGAACTCATCCAGGTCGCGGCGATCGCGGTCGCATGGCTCGAATCGTTGGAGGTAAAGCCATGAGCAAAACTCGCGCATGTCGGCGCTGCGGTTGTACCTACCACAAGGCCTGTGTGGATCGGTCGGGAACATCTTGTTGCTGGGTTGAACGCGATTTGTGTTCAGCCTGCATGACACCAGCCGAAAGAAAACGCTGGATAGCTGGCTCCAAGAAACCCAGCGGAGGCGAACCATGACTCTCCTGGAAGCCATTTCGCCCACAAGTCGCGCCCTGGTCAACCAGGTAAATTCCGGGGGGGGGGGCGTCGTGAACGCGATCACGAAAAACACGAAGCCCGGCCGGCATCGGGTCCACGCCGTGAACGCCAACCACGCCCCGATCTGCGGCGGCGGCAATTCAGCGCGCAGCGCGCAATGGCAGGAAGTCCTCCTGGAACCGGATTGCCGGCGCTGCCTGGCAATTCAGAAACGGCAACGTGACGTTGCATCCCAACAACAAAACCCATGAGAACCATCAATCATATCCCATTACGTGGCGAAGCCAGTGGCATCAACGAGGCGGATAAGAAGCTACCATCCCCAAAGCCTTTCCCTTGGTATAATATCCTCCTGGTATTTTCCGCCGTGGTTGGATCTTTCTTCGGCGCCGGCATGCTGGTCAATTTCTTGGGACAAATATTCCGCGCCGGCTTCAAGTTCGCGAACGCAATTTTCCACCTCAGCAATTTTTAACCATCAACCATCAACAACCAAAATATGACACCAACACGTTACAATAACCTGAATGAATTGCTCGCTGAGTTCAGCGATCTGGCCGCCCAACTCCAGACCATCGAGGCCGAAGTAAACCGCAGCCAGATCTTTGCTGCCCGGCCGCTGCTGCCCGAGCATGCCAACACCAAGGCTCGCCTGGGCGACATCGAATCCAAGCTGCGGGAAATTGCGGTAAGCAACCCGGAGCTATTTCCCGACGATCGCAAAACGCACGCCACGCCATTTGGTTCGATCTCGTTCCGCAAGTCCACCTCCCTGGATTTTGACGACGAGGAAAAGGTGATCCTGAAAATCAAGCTGGCCTGCGAGAAGGAACTCAAGCGGGCAAACAAGACCGAAGAGGCGCCGGCCTTCACCGAGGAATCACTGACGCGCACTCGCCAGGAGCCGAACCTTGAAGCTTTGGAAAAGCTCGACGACGCGGTCCTGCTTTCGCTGGGCATCGTGCGCAAGACCGAGGAAAAATTCAGCGTCAAGCCCCTCGAGGTCAAGGCGGACAAACTTAGCAAGAAGGCGGAAAAACCCGAACTTAATTGATCATGCCAAATCACATTTCTGAAAAAATCGGGGGGGGGGGGGTAGAATCGTGAAAATCCCCAGCGCCGATTTAAAAAAAACGCCCTTTGAGGCAGTCAAGTTCACGTTCGTGAAAGTGACGCCGGAGCTGGCGGCGGATTGGCTACATCACAACCGTAAGAACCGCCGGTTGAAGGATGCGATGGTTGAGGGCTACACGATTGATATGCGGAACGGCGCATGGATGACAACTCACCAGGGGATTGCCTTCGATGCCGACGAGAACCTGATCGATGGTCAGCATCGTCTGCAGGCAATCGTGCGAGCCAAGTCGCCCGTGCTGATGCTGGTGACTTCTGGATGGCCAGCCGCGACTGACAAGCGCAAGACGATGGACGCCGTGGACCGTGGTGCTGCTCGCACGCTAGCGGACCAACTTCACGTGCAGCACGACGTGGACAAACGCGACGCCGGCCGCGTGGTGCAAATTTGTAACGCTCTGGCGGCAATCAGTTTTGGGTTGAGCCGGGTGCGTAAGTCCTCGACGGACACGATCCTTGCGGTGTTTGCGCTCTATAAAAAGGAATTGGAATGGGTGTTGGCCAATCCGATCAAGGAGCATGGCATCAAGCAATCGACGGTGATTGCCTGCATTGCCATGGGCCGGGCGGTATGGGCGGACAAGACGAGCGATTTTCTGAATCGTCTGATGACGGGCGAAAACCTTGCCGCGGGAAATCCGATCCTTCCATTGCGCAACTGGCTTATGGGGCCCGGTAGTCGTGAAGATAATGCGCTGGTCCGCCAGGTGACATTCCATCACATGGCAGCGTTTGTGGATGGACAGAACACGCCCCAGGTGATTGTGAACTCAGACAAGGCTTATATCCGGATAATGAAGTTACACAAGGTCCGGGTGGAAAAGATCTGCGCAATTTATGCCCAGCCGCTGCCAGATTTTTTGCGATCGGCGGATGACAAGCCGGTAGCGGTCAAAAAGTTTGGACCACTCAGTACGGAAGCGGCCAAGATCGGCGAAACGTTGAGTGAAACGTTTTCCTCTACTGATCTGATGGCGCGCATCGACGGCAACGCTGGTCAATGGCTGGCAATCTGGAAGAACCAAGGCTGGATCGACGTGGTGGCGATGAACCTTTATCGGAGGACGGCAAAGTTCGGAGTGATATGAAAATTACCTTTGCTGAACATGCCGGCTGCTTTGCTTTCGATTTGGTTGCTGAAACCATGGCTGATGCGGCTCTCTTGACCCGGTTCGGCATGAATCGCACGAACGAGGTGCGGAGCGCTGATGCCTTTGCCAATGAGAATGGCAGTTTCCACGGCTGCCTTATTGTGGCCAAACACAAAAAGGCTGCGAACGCAATCCCCAGGCGAAAATAAAACAGGTTATGAATGCCACCCGAGAATTATCCCGCCTTGAACTTGACCAGGCTTCGGTCGCCCGCATCGCCAAACGATTTAGCAGGCATCCGCGGGACAACAGCGTCACACAAATCGACACGAAGCTCGTAAAGCCGACCGGCAAGTTTTACGTGATCCATCGGACCGATGCGTTCCTCCTGGAATCTCAGATTGACGATCTGGCCCGAGCGATTAGCCGACACTGGAGCGATATGTCGCCTGATGGCAAAACTCGAGCCCTGGCGTTGGAAAAGTGCCTGAGCGAAATCCGAACCCAAATTATATGAATATCACCGATGCCGACCGTTTCACGTTCATGAATAAACTTGCCGAGGCGATCCGGGCAAAGAACGGCCTGATCGTTGAGCAGTGGGAAAACGATTTCGTCAGCAACTTCCGGACCAGCTCCCAGGGCACGCGCTGGTTTAGCGAACGCCGTGCGCTTTGGGCTGACCGGCTCCGCATGAAATATGGCGGCGAACCGGAGATTAACATGCCGCATCCCGACGACAACGTGGACCACCAGCCGGCGAAGGTTCAGATTCCCGACGCGGATCCGGGCTGCTGCATATACCTGGTCAAACGTGATTCCGGCCGGCAGACGCCCTGCAATGAGCCGGCCGTATGGCAGTTGACCAATGGTTTCCGGTACTGCCAGACGTGTGCGGACAAGGCCATCATCGGCTGCAAACGGATGGGTAAAGCTCTTCACCTGGTAAAAATATGATCGACCCCATTATCGAGAAAATTAAGAAGCTGCTCCGCATGAAGCGCGGCGGCACGCCGGGTGAAATCGAGAACGCCCTGGCGATGGCGGCGGAGTTGGCGCGCAAGCACGGCATCGATCTCAATTCCGTGAATCCGGATGATGAGTCGAAAAGTGAGACCATCACGCATTTTGAAGAAGTCCTGAAATTGCGCTTGCCCCTCGAGGCAAAGTTTGCGGCCGCGATCCTGGTGAACTTTTTCAACGTCCAGATCTGCCACATGCATGGTGGCACCCATCGCGAGGGTTACATCAAATATAAGTTCAACCATTCAATGATTTTCATCGGCACGGATTGGGACATTCAGGTCGCGCGGTATGTGTTTGTGTTTCTGCAGCGCCACTTTCGTTACAGCTGGAACCATCGCCAGAATAAGCGCCTCAAAAACCGTGAAGCGTTTCTACATGGGATGTTCCTCGGTCTGGCCACGAAGCTGGAGGAGGCCAAGAAAAAAGAAGTTGGTGTTGGCCTCATGGTGTTGGATCGCGCGGTCCAGCTCCGGAATGATTATTTGGCCAAACTCCTACCCAACGCCAAGGACAAGAAATTGGAGTCAGATGATTCTGACGCCTGGGCGGCGAAACATGCCGGCATCATTGCCGGCCGTAACACAGAGATCCGGTCAGGTCTGAATAAGGCGGATGAGCCAAAACGCGCAGCGCTGCCGCCTCCCCCTGGACAAATCGCGTTGTTATGAACCTCCTCGATGCCACAGAGACACTTCTGGATGCGGTTCGGACGCACGCTCCGTGGGAAACTGATATAACGATCGCCCGATCCATCAAGCGGATGGAGAAACGCCTGGAGGTTTTGAAATTGAGGGCGGAAAAACGGCGCCAGAATATTTCAGAGACGGCGTTTTTCAATGCCCTCGGAATCGTTGGCGGAGGCGCCGTCAATGTGACGACGGCGAAAGGTACGCCTGCGATTCTCTGCAGGAATTGCCAGACAAAGATCCTATTCGAGGATTTTGTCGAGGTGGCAGTTTTTAACGGGGCGGGAACCATGCAGTCGATGACTTGCCCGAAATGTAAATGGAAGTTGATATGAGCAATGTCGCTCCAACAGATCTGACGCGAAAGATCATGGTCCTGACCTTTCATAAGGGTGATTACGAATTGTTGGAATCCATGCTGGCCGAGGCGGTCCTGAAAATTCCGGATCTGAACATGGACAGCATGTGCAGCACGATCCTGACTGAGGTCTGTCGTCAGCGTCGAGAAAGTGCGCCCAGCCAACCCGTTCTACCGTCATGACCGATTCCCAAAAAAAGCATCTCTATTTCCCCGCCTGGTCGCGTTGCGCGCGGACTTACGGCTGGCAGATGGTCGGCGGCCGGCTGTTGGCCGCGATCGACGAACAGCGCGGGATGTTCGCCGCGTGGCCCGAGCCGGCCGGTCCTTTGGCACTACGCGTCCTGGATGCCGCCGAGGCTCTGGCAGCCCAGGCACACTGCGCGGTTACTGCAGACCATCTGCGGTATGGCTGCAACATCGTGGCCACAGAGGGCCGCACGAGCAGCTCGAAGGACCTGACCAATCAGGAATTGAACCGAGTGCTGCTGCTGCTGGGTTTTGACAAACCAGGTGAACCCAAGGGCCTGTTCATGGATCCCGAAGATCTGGCCAGCATCCAAGCATGGCTGGATCCCCAGATTGCCGAGCGGAAAAGCTTTTTGGAATTTTTGCGCCGTCAGGCTCCGGAGGCTGTCTTGATCCGGATCGCCATGAACGCGTTCGATACACGCGATTATCAAAGTCTCGACTTCAGCAAGCTGCGCTGGATGTCGAAACAGGTCCGCAACGGCCGGCCGGCGAGACGCACAGCAGGAAATCCTTTTTGATGGACACGATCCAACCAGACCTTTTTGCCCAGCCAGGACATTCCGCGGAAGCGGATGTGGCCTGGTTCGAGAAGCTGCTGCAGGGCGGCCAGGTCTGGATGACGGCGGAGGACATTTTACTTTCCCTGCAGCGACCGGCGGATGAGAAAAACAAACGGAAGTTGCGGGAGTTGGCGAACAAGAGCCACTGGATCATCTCGGGGCAAAAAGGTTATCGCCACGTGGAACATTGCACCATTGAGGAAATCAACCGGTGCGCCAATACGCTCGAGAGCCAGGCGTTTGAGATGAGCCAGCGTGCCGGCCGGCTACGACGCGCAGCGCATCGGAAAATCAGTTAATATGAAAAAATTCACCGAATTGGAATTGTGGGGCATTCAAAGGCAGATTGAAAACGCGACCGGCGTCGCCTTTCCCAATCCGCGGCCGGAGTTTTTCCTTTCAGAGACGAAAGGGAAATTAGACATTTGTCATGAAACAATCCCCTTGGGGACGGGAATGATGATGTATGTGTCTTATTCCTTTGAAGGGGCGACCGAAATTGAAATGGACCACCGCGTTACGGTGAATGCGTTTTACCTGAATTAACCATGGAATTTATCCAGCCCATCCCGTTTGACGAAGCCGTCCAAAAGCTCGGTGAGAAATCCATCATCGGCTCTCAGCTCACATCGGCGGAATGGCAGGATGTTCCGGTCGAGCTGCGCGATCGCGCTTTCTTTTCGTCCCAGGTCGAATCCATCCAGGTGCTGCAGCGTGCCCGCGATGCGATCAACGATTTTCTATCCGGCAACAAAATCACCTCCGATAATGGCGAGACGTTGCTGGCCACCGGCAGCCGGGCCGCGTTCGTGGACCAGATGCAAACGTTTCTTACGGCCAATGGCTTTGAGCGTTCCACTGGCGGCGTCAGGGACATTACCAGTGAACGCCGGCTCGGCCTGATCTTCGACACCCAGACGCGCCAGGCGCATGACTTCGGGTATTGGAAGCAAGGTCAGGATCCGGCGGTCCTGAAGGAATTTCCGGCCCAGCGTTTCATCCGGGTGATTGACGTGAAAGAGCCGCGGCAGAACCATGCGATCTACCAAGACCAGGTATTCCTGAAGAATGATCCCATCTGGGCGCGTGTCATCAACGCTGACTTTGGAGTGCCCTGGGGCCCTTGGGGCTGGGGTTGTGGTCATGATGTGGAGGACGTGGACCAGAACGAGGCACGCAAGCTTGGAGTGCTGAAACCGGGGCAGACGGTTCAGCCGATGGACTACAAGTTTAACCGCGGTTTGCAGGCGAGCACCAAGCGTTTGGATCCGGATCTGATCGAGAAGCTCAAGCAGGCTTTTGGCAAGCAGGTCATTTTTGAAGGCGATACGGTCCGCTGGGCGGCCGGTGGTCCGCCCCAGGTGGAATTGCCGGCGGCGCCGGTGCCGGTCGTTGCGGCTGCAAATCAAAGCCCGGTTTCGGACGCTTTGCAAATCCGCGTCGCCGGCAAATTACGTGACCAGGTCAAGGCAGCGATCGAAACCATTGACCAGGTGCATGACGACGGAGTCCTTCCGGTGATTCCGATCCGTTCAACCAAGGCCAGTTATTTGGGCTGCCTGCAGCCGGTATTGAGCGGTAACGGCATCACGGCCGGGAATATCGCCGTACGTGCCAGTGGCACTTGGCCGGCGTTAACGACCGTTCACGAGATCGGGCATTTTCTGGACCTGGACGCCATCGGCGCCAAAGGCGATTTTTCCACCAAGCGCGGGGATCCGGACATGAAACGCGTATTGGAAGCCGCCGAGCGCACAGCGGCCGTTCAGGGCCTGCGCGCAAAGCTGGCTGAATCCCGAGGCTTTGAGCAGATCCGGGCCTATAAATACTTTTTGACTCCCTGGGAAATTTGGGCTCGGGCCTACGCGCAATTTATTGCGGAGCGCTCCGGATCCGAAATGCTGCAAAAACAGTTGGCAGCATGCCGGGATGACTTAAAATTCCGACAGTGGGAAACCGACGATTTTAAACCGGTGGCCGAAGCCATCGAAGTGTTGTTTAAAAAACTGGGGTGGATGCCATGAACGAAGAAACATTTTTGACCGAGTTGACCGGGCAGATTATGGCCCAAGGTTATGACGAAGCCACGGCTTCCGATTATGCCGTTCTGATTGGCGACTGTCCGATCAAGGACGACGATGGCCACATTGTGGTAATGGATGACGGTAAGATCGTCGCCACGCTGAAGCCGCTCCGGATGTTTGCCAAAGGGAATTGACACGGCGGTCTAAAATGGCCGCTGACATTGCAACTGGACTTCTCAAATCTCGTTGAACTGCCGCGCACGAAGCCAACCCTCGCGTTGGAAGCGTGCGCGGATTTTTTTGACCGGGACTATGACACACTGGTTGCCGACGTCGAAAACCGGGTTATCAAATTTGCCTGGGATATTGCCATGACCGGCGCCGGCCGCCGGGAAATCCGGATCTATGCTCCATCCGCCTGGGCGTTTTGTTATCAGCGCGAGATGCCGAAAGTAACCGAAGATGAGGTTTACCGGCTGATTTTGCCCCTGCGGGATCTTCGGTCCACCGAACTGCAGAGGATTCTGGCCTGTAGTCACCAGCATGTTCACACGTTAAAAGAATATTTTCAGGTGACGCGTGAGCCGCGCCAGGCGGATGGCCCGAACAGTTTCACGGTTTTTTCCCGGTCCAGCATCGAAACTTTTCTCCGAAACCGCCGACTTTCCTGACTTCTGTCCGAAATCGGTCGCCGCGACTGATACTTCCACGTGGAACTTTGATTCAATCACGGCGAGATGAACGCCGCGGTTAAATCAAGCTCGCCCAGCAGAAGTTCGGCATCCCATTTTAAACTTTGCCCGTCAGGGCGCCTTGGCGGCCGGTTTTCCCTTTTAACCTCGTGCTTCATCTCACGACTCCGGGTGATCGGTCGCCATTCTTTTTATCCGCCGCAAATGTGCGCCGAATCCAACGGCGCGGAAGGTTGGCGTTTTTATGTTTCAGCCGGCCTCGGCGGATTTTTTCGCAGTTAACGCTCAACCTCAAACCTAATAAAAAATATGAAATTCAATAAATGGCTCCTCGGTCTTGCCGCCCTGACGGCGGTAACCATTGTAACCGCCGTCAGGGCGCAGTCGATCACCGTGCCAAATCTCATTGGCCATGTCGTTTCCTATCAGGGGCAGAACTTCCTGATTTCGACGAATGGCGATGGCAGCCTGCAAGTCTCCAGTTTTGGCGTCCAGGGAACCAACTCGATCCTGGTGCCTTCCAATCCGGATCAGGCAATGGCCGTCGCCACGGCTTGGATCAATGCCAACAATCCGGCGAACAAAGGCTATTACGGCACCAACGAAATTGACGCCCGTTTGGGTGCAGCGTACCTGCAGAACAGCGGTCAAGCAGTCGCCGTCTTGTCCGTGGACAAGTATGGAACCTTTGGTTGGTCGAACGTCGGCTTTGGCGCTGGCTTGATCCAAGGCAACAACGGAGGGAAATCCGGCACCGCTGGTGGTTATGCCGAGGCAGTTTATCGAAAGCCGATCGGAGATGTGGCTGCGGTCGGTGGCGTCCTTGGCGGCTACGACAACTGGAATCATAAGGGTTTCGGCGGCGTAAAAGGCGGATTGGAGTATCGGCAGAATCCTCACCTGGGCGAATGGATCGACGCCATCTATTGCTTCGAACCGAGCGCCAACGATCGCGGCCTGCTGATCGGTGGCGGAATCAGCTACGCCTTTTGATTCATCCCATGAAAATCACCCGAGTGCTTTGTCTGCTTTCTTGGTTCGCGCTGGCTTTGCTGATCGCCGGCTGCGGATGGCACAAGGGGCATGGAACTGACTGGTAATGAAAACTCTCATCTGGACCCATCATCCCGCCGACTGGCTGGGCGAAGCGATTGATTTTCTCACGCATGGAACCGCGCAGCATGCGGGCTTTCAACGTCAGAACGGTCTGATCGTCGAAGCCTATTGGCCGCGGGTTCGCCAGCGGGCCGTCCTGGAAGCCGAGAAACCTTTCATCCGTCCATTTGTTTTGCGGGGAATGACGCCAGAACTCGATGCGGCGTTCGAAGCGGAATTTGACCGGCTGCTGGCCGCGCCTCCGGAATATTCGGGTGAGGATCTGTTCAAGTTTCTGTTCAACCAGCCCAACGTGGACGAAAAGCATACGTTTTGTTCACGCCTGGTCATGCACACGACCATGAACATTTGTCCGCCGGAACTGTGGCCGCTGGTCCGCTGCATGGGCGCCGAGCAGCAGCTACCGGACGGCACGATCAACGGCGGCGATTGGGTGGCCCCGCGGGACCTGTTTATATCGCCCTGTTATTTGCCGTCCTCCCTGACATGAAAATTCCCCCTTCCATTTTGCGCTATTGGCTGGCCATGAATGCCAGTGCATTTCAGACCACGGTTCATTCGGTGAATTTGTTCCTTTCATCGGCGGCCGCCCATACCGTCTCGGAGGAACTGCCGGGGCTGGGGATGATCCCCGCGATCTCGCTTCCGCAGCTATTGGTGTTCGCCTTGTTCATTTTTGCCCGTGCAATTCTGGCGTACCTGGACGCGCATCCGATCACCGAGTTGCTGCCGGCCATTCCAATAATTCCCCCGATCGTCGGTAAGCCAGTCGGTCCTGAACCTGAACCAACAGCCAAACAATGATAATTGCTGAAGCTTCGATCAACTGGGACCAGATCGGTATTTTGGCCGGCATCACCTGTGCCGGCGTGGCCGTGGCAACCTATTTTTCGAGAAGCCGCGTCATTGTGTCGCCGGATCCACTTCGCGTAAAAGCGGCAGAACAATTCGCGCATCGACACGAGTTGGAGCGCATCGAGCGCGATGTCCTCAGCCTGGCTGCCGAGCGAAAAAAGGATGTGGGTGATCTGCATGAAAAAATAAATGGCGTGGACCGCAAGGTAGCGGGCCTGGAGAAATCCAACGAATTGCAAAACCAAAAATTGACGAGCATGGATTCGAAGTTGGATCGGCTGATCGAACGCAAAACGCCGTGAGCCATATGTCACCTGAACAAAAAGAACTCTTTCGCCTGGCGCTGCTCCGCGTGCTGGATCTGAACCGCACTCGTTGGGGCCTCGGGATCGTGTCGATCGCACATCATATCCGCCAGTTCAGTTTTACGGCCGCAAACTTTGGGGGTGACCAGGCATTCCACGATGCGATCGCGGATGAAATCCAATACCTGACCGATAAATGTCTGATCGAAGAAGCGCTTAAATCGGTCAGCAAAGACAATCGCGCCTGGCGGATCACCACGGACGGAATCGCCTACATCGACCAACGAGGCTAAATGAATGAGCACCGAACAAAGACCAGATTTGCTCGTCGGTTCCAAACTGCCGCGGCATGCGCTTTGGGAGCAGCTGCAGCGACGTGCGCAGCCCTTGGGCTTGGAATTTGGTTCGATGTTTTTCAATGGGGACATGACGTACAAGGAAGCCAAGAAATGGCTGGAGGATTACGGCATAAAAGCTTCGGTCAAGGCGCTGCAGGGGCTCTACAACTCGATGGACACGCGGCTGCGTTTTGCAGCCCTGCAGGCGGCACAATCGGCGGAGACCGCCAAGAGCGAATTGCCGACCGACATCGAACAGGCGACGAAGGACCGGATCGCGCAGCACAAATTCGAACTGGCATTTTCCAACTTGTCCGAGCAACACCGGATTCAACTGATTCAGCTCCAGCAGAACGAAGAGGGCATGCGGGGCAACTTCGAGCTGAAGAAAGCCAAACTCAATTTGGATCGTCAGAAGTTCCAGCGCCTGGCGGTGAAAAACTTTCTGGATTGGTACGAGAGCAAGGCGGCCAAGGATATTGCCTCCAGCAACCTGTCGCATGCGGACAAAATCGAGAAGCTTGGCCAGGCAATGTTCGGGGAGGATTGGAAGTGAGCCTGCCGAAATTCAAGGTCCGGTCTGGTCAGCGCGAGTTTGAGCGGGGCGTCGAGCAGCACCGGATTAGCGGGCTCCTGGCTCGCCGGCAATATGGTAAGACGACGATCGCGGCCAGGATCGCGCTCAAGAAGATGATGAAGGTCGCCGGTCACACGGTCATTTTCGGCAGCGTTAAGTTGGATCTCGGCCGGGAAATCGTGCGCAAGGAAGCCGATGCCCTGCAGCGCGTCTTCGCCTTGCTCGCGCAGCAGGCAGCGGAAGCCAAGACCAAGCTGGAAGCCGTTGAAACCACCGGCAATAAAACGGTGACCGAAGTCAGTGCCGACGATTGGGCGGACCTCTATGAGCACAGCCGGCTTGAGTTTCGATTGTTTCATTCCCGGTCGGTCTATTCGCGCACCAAGGTTGTGGCGTTGACGCCGGATGCGGTGGGTGAAACCGGCGACCTGATCCTGGATGAAATCGGCCGGGCCAAACATTTCGGGGACGTACTCGAAGCGGTAATGCCGATCATTGCCGCCAATCCTGATTTCCGCTGCATCTATACTACCACGCCGCCGCCGGATGATACGCACGTTTCGTTTGATTTGCTGGCACCCCCGATCGACGCGGAGCTGCCGGTTAATCCCAAAGGCAATTGGTATCGCTCAGATCTCGGTGTCTGGGTGCTGCGCATCACGGCCGAAGACGCCTATGCCGATGGGGTCATGCTCTATGACGACGACACCGGCCAGCCAATTTCGCCGGCTGAATCCCGTGCCCGGTCGAATGACAAGGATGCCTGGGACCGCAATTACGGTTGCCATTTCGTTTTCGGTGGCACGGCCGCCTGTTCGTTAATGTTGCTGAACACGGCCCAACAACGCGGCATTGGCCAATGCCTATTTGTCCAGGTGGACAATGATCTGAGTTTCGATATTGCCCTGGCATTCCTGCGCGCTCACCTGACCAACGGCCCGGTTGGCATCGGCGTTGACATTGCGACGACGACCAAGGGGACCAGCAACCCGACCGGCGTGACGGTGACGGAAAAGATTGGTGTCGAGAAGATCCAACGCCTGGTCATTACCTGGAAGACCTGGGATCCGGACATTGCCACCGAACGCATCGAGCGGATCGTGGATTGCGTCTATCGCCGTCCGGATGGCGGCCGTGCACGCCGACTGGCGACGGACGGAACCAATGAACGTTACTACGCCATTTCCCTGTCGCGCGCCCTGGCTGGCGCAATCCCGGTGGACATCGTCGTCATGAGCGAAGGGATCGAAGTCCCCGGCAATGAAAAGCCGATCAACTATAAGACGCATCTTTCCTCACGGTACGTTGGCGAACTGGAAGACAATCATCTGACGCTGCCGCCAGAGCGTTATATCAAGGACGATCATCGCCTGGTCAAAAAGGATCGCGGCTTGTTCGTATGTGAACCGGACGCACAAGGGCGGCACGGTGACACCTTCTCTTCGGGGATGTTGGCGGACTGGGCGGTTGAATCCACCAGTGGTGCGATTACCAGGGAAGTCATGGGACAGATCCGGATGGGGCAAAACTCGACGATCCGGCCGGCGTTCGTCCCTAGGAGGCTGACATGACCGGGAAACGCTCTAGCTTCGTCCAGGACGTTTTCGGGGGTATGAAGACTCCCGAGTGCAGCTCCGACGCTCAGGCGACGCTGCATTGCGCTGCACCTGCCAAAATTTTCGATGCTCCGGAGGTTTTGAATCGATTTTTTTGCCACGGTATCCGGACACCCTTTTTCTTGGGAGGTGCGGCATGAGTGCGGCCACCCTTAAAGCCGGTCCGAAGTCCAAAGCCGGTCCTTCCAAGCCTCCCCAGGCGGCAACCTCGGCGCCAGCCGCGACCCAAACCGGCAATAGCGGGGCGGATACCATCCTGCGTTTGATTCGTCCGTCTGCGCGGGACCGGTGGATGTCTTCCACCCTGGCGTATTACACGCCGACCAATGTCGAGAATATCGCCCGCAGCGCCATGAGCGGGAACCTGGTCTCGCAATGGATGATGTTCGACTTGATGGAGCAGACTTGGCCGCGTCTCTCCAAAAACCTGAATGAACTGAAGCTTTCGGCCGTGGGGCTGAACCGGATCGTCAAACCGTTCGCGGATAAAGACGAGAAGCCAACCACGGAAGCAATCCGCCGCGCCAAGCTGGCGGACAAGGCCCTGCGGACGATGCGACCCAATCCGAAGCGGAATGAACGGGACCTGGACGGCACATTCTATGATGTCCTGGATTCCCTGGGGAAAGGCATCGAGCTTTCCCAGATCGCCTGGGAAAAGCGGCCGATGCGGATCGGGACCAGTACCACGACCTTGTGGTGCCCCCGGTCAACGCAATGGGTGCATCCGCGTTTTTACGGCTATCCGCCTGGCACCAGCTATGAGGATGAGCTGATGTTGAATACTCGGGAAGTCGCACTGACCAATCCCGACTTTGGCCAAATTAACGATCTTTGGATGCCCATTCCGGAGGATGAGTTCATCGTCAGCATGATGTCCCAAAAGACCGGCCATCCAGTGAATGGCTCCATGCTGCGGATCCTTGGGTATTGGTGGGCGATGAGTAATTTCACCTGGGAATGGTTCCTGAACTTTGCCCAGATCTTCGGTATGCCGATCCGCTGGGCGACTTACGATCCGGCGACCGCGAACGGCGAAACCATCAAGCTGATCGAGCAAATGCTGCAATACATGGGCAGCATGGGCTGGGCGGCATTCCCGACCGGAACGCAATTGGAGCTGAAGGAAGCCATGAAGTCCGGGGCGGACAATCCCCAGAAGATGCTCCTGGATGCAGCGGACCTGATTTGTGACCTGGTTGTCTCTTGGGAATCCATGACGAGCGAACATGGGGGTGCCGGCGGCCGGGCCGGTGGCACACAGGGTCAAGCCGTCGTTGGCCAGGATAAACGGACCGAACGGATCCAGACGGTGGCCAATGCCGGGGCAAAGACGATCAGCGAACAGCTTATTCGCGCGTTTTGCCGGCTTAACTTCAATGATGACACCGAATGTCCCGAGCTGATCGTCGTCACCAAAGCCAACAAGAACCTGGTCGAACAAGCCCAGCGGTACCAGATCCTGCTGCAGATTCCCGGCGTCACGATCAGTAAACAGCAATTTTACGAGGATAACGAGCTGTCCTCGCCGGACAATGATTCCGATGTCCTGGTCGGGCAATCCCAACAGTCTTCGGGCGCTGAAAACGATTCGAAGCAATTGTCCCAGGAGACGGCCTCGGCCCGGCCGGCAACCATTCTGCCTTGCGGCTGCAGCAGCCATGCCGCGGTAGCTTCCGCCGCGGAGGCCACGGATCAGCTCGCGAACCATGTGTTGGAAGGTTTGACGGGTGTCAGCGCAAAATGGCTTGGCGGCCTTAAGCCGACGTTCCACCGGTTGATTGCCCTGGCGCAATCAAAACAGGTCGGCGACGCAGATTTTATTCAGGCGTTGGAGAGCGCAAACAAGGAGATGCCTGAATTATTTCACAAACTGGATCCGGCCGCCCTGGCCTCGGCCGTTGAAGCTTCCCTGGGCGCCGCCCTGGTGAATGGCGCTGTCGGCTCCTATCTCAACCGCGGAGGCCGGCGATGATCACGCTCCAATTCAATGACGCGAAGTTTCAATCCAGCTTCAGTGCCATTATTTCGCGGACCAAGCGGCCGCGGGCTCTGTTGGGTGTCGCCGGCCGCGAAGTGGCCAACCGCCTGAAGGCGCATTTCCGGGATAAGGATTCTTCCGAGCCCAACCGCCTCAGCGATCGGCGCACACATTTCTGGCTGGCCGTGGCCCGGTCCGTGCAAAACCCGGTCGTCGAATCCGATTACACCGTCAGTGTCAGCATCAATGATCCACGGTTCGCCCAGAAACTTTTCGGCGGTCCGATCCGCGCCAAACTCGCCGGGGCTCTTACCATCCCGGTCGAGGAGCGTGCTTACGGCCGCAGCGCAAAAACGTTCGAGGCCGAGACGGGCCTGACCTTGATTTTGATCCGGACCGGCACCGGCAATTTTGAGCATGCGATTCTCGCGGTCAAGGAAGGGAAAGGTCTGACGGTGGAATATATCCTGACAAAGTCGGTAAATCAGCAGGCCGACACGGACGCCCTGCCGGACAAGACCGCTCTCGAGGCGGCCATCATCGCCCGCGCCAATTCCGTAGTGATCAACGAAAACCAGAACAACTAAATGAAAACCAAATTTGATTCCGCCGCCATTGCTTCCGCCATCCTGGCCGCACCGATCAGTGTGGCGCTTCCCAACGGAGAATTACCCGATGTGATGGAATGGCAGTTCATGCCCCCCGGCCGCCAGAAGATTACGCCGTTCATCACCAAGCAGGACGGGACCAAAGAGGCCAAGGAAATGGAAATCATCGTCAATGCTCAATATGCCGATGTCTTTCAACGCGCCCATGAGGCACTGCTGGCCAAGGCCAAGGCGGGTACCGGCGATGAACCGTTCACGGATTTCAACCATGAGGACCGCGAAGCGTCCTCCCGGCCGCTGCGGTATTTCTGGGGCGGCGAAGATCCGAAGACTGGCGGCGTGCGGGTGGAAACAAAAACCACCGGCAGCGGCAAAACGGCCCTGAAAGGCGGCGACTTCGCACGTTTTAGTCCGCAGTGGGTGTTCAGCATGAAGACGGGCGAGCCATTGGGTTTGCCGGTTAATCAAGGCGGCCTGGTGAATCGGGCCGCGTTCAAAAGCATCGCCCCGATTCTGAGCGCGGCCGATGCCGGCAAGGTGAACTGGGCCCTGGGAACCGCCCATGCGGCCGATGGCGATCCGGATCCTGATGAAGCTTGCGCTCCCGAGCAACTTTCCACCGCCGCCCACAAACTCAGCGCCAAGGCGATGACGGCCGGCTCGGATGAATTTGAAGCCCACTCCGACGCGCACAAGGCGCACCTGGCTGCGATGACTGCCAACAAGACTGCAGGTAATGCAGATGAAGCGGCCATGCATAAAGAAATGGCGGCATATCACAAGGGCAGCGCGATGGCCATCGCCAAGAAAACACTTTCCGCAACAGCGAGTGCTGAGGCGGCAGCAGACAACCCCCAAATAAATCAAAATATGACTAATGACGAAATTGCCGTTGTATCGGCAAAGGCCGGTGAGGCTGCCGTTAAAGCCCTCATGCCCCAGATCGAAGCGATGCTCAATCCGTTAAAGACGGAACTGACATCCCTTAAAAAGGATCGCGAAGATGCCGTGCAGGCATCCGCCAAAGGAGTGGTGATGGAATACGTGGGTTACGGCGCGATCGCGCCCGAGGACATCAAAGCCATCGACTTCTGGACCAAGGCGGTCCTGGCCAGCGCCACGGATGCCCGTTCCCAGTTGGACCGACTCCCTCGGAAAAATCCAAAGCAAATCATCCGCCAGCCTGGCAATGGTGGAACCAGCACGGCGACTTCGGCCGTGGATCCTGAAGTGCGAATCCTGGCCAGCGCGAAGGAAGCGCGGAAAGCCTCGCCGGAAGTGTTCAAGACCGACGCCGCCGCGTTGGAGGCGTTCCTCCGGACCAGCGATGGCAGCGCTGCTTACCAACAGTTCCGCGACGATGTGGTCACCGGCGCCGCCAAGGACCGCCTCCTGCAGGTGGAAGTTGCCAACAAGAAATAACCCACGACTGAAACGCCCCCTACAAACTAAAACTCTATGTTAAGTATTTATACCGAGTTATCTGTTTTTTCCTTCAAGGAAAACGTCACCGACGCCTTGGTCGGTCTGGAAAACACGCCGGTCGAGCTGGTGGCTGGAACTTTGAATATCCAGGCCCTGAACGCCGGCATCTATATCGGCACAACCTACGAACGGCTGGAAGGTTCGCAATCGTTCCGGGTAAATCTCCGCGGACCGATCCGCAAATGCATCGCGAGCGCGGCCATCAATGCGCCGGCCTACGTAAAAATGGTGGCCGGCGGGCTGGCCGCTGCCAATAGCGGCGACAAGGCGTGTGGCATTGCCATCTATCCGTTTGCCGCCGCGCAAAACGACATCGTCAGTTACATCCAAACCGATTGCATCATGCCTTGATGCGTCACCCCCTGAAATATCCGACCCCTGAAAAAATATGATTACGACCGCAACTCTTAACCCGATCCTGACGGTGATCGCCAATCAGTTCCAGAGCGACCCCGCCGGTTTCGTGGCCGACTTCATCCTGCCGAAGTTCGACGCTCCGATGCAGGCGGGAAATTATTACGTGTTTGCACCGGGCGACATTAATAACGTTCCGCTGCTCACTCCGCGCGCGCCGGGCACGCCTTCAACGCGCATCCAGACCAAAATATCCAACGATAATTACGCCTGCGAAAATTATCGGGTGGAAGCGCCGGCGCCGGACGAAGAGCGTAAAAAGTACGCCACGTTCTTCGACCTGGACAAATTGAAAGTCAACCGGATCGTGGACACGCAGCGCATTAATCGCGAAATTCGCGCCTACGGTTTGGCGACCAACGCCGCCGTTTCCAGCGCGGCGATCGCGATTCCCTGGAATGATCCGTCCTCCAACCCGAAGGGCGACATCGATGCCGCCAAGGAAATCATTCGCCGGCAATCCGGCATGCGCGGCATGGCGTTGGTGATGGTCATCAGTGAGCCGACGTTCCTGACGCTGCAATATCATCCAAAGTTGGTGGATCTCTTCAAGTTCACCACGGCTGGCGTGTTGAACGAGCAAAAGCTGGCGGCTTACTTTGGTGTCCGCGAAGTCCGGGTGGCCTACAATGTTCAGGCGACCAACAACGAAGGCCAGGTCTTCAGCCCGGCCGACATCTGGGGGAATATCTGCTGGCTCGGTGCCGTCAATGGCGCGCAAGACCTGGAAGTGCCTACATTCGGCCGCACGTTCGCCTGGTCGGCCTTTACCAGCGAAGTCACGCTCAGTACCGGGGGTACCGGGCCGGCCATGACGGCCACCGGTGGCGGTCCGGACCTGATGAGCATCTTCACTTACCGGGACGAAACGGTCAGCTCGGACATTCACCGCGGCGACCAGTATGTCGTGGAAAAGATTGTGGCAGCCAAAGCCGGTTATTACCTGAACGGTTGCCTCGGTTGACCCATTGACGGTTAACAATCCAAACATCCAAATCACCCAAATATGAAATTCCTGAATTATAAATTCTGTCTCGCGGAACTACTCCTGGTTACCGCCGCCCTTGCGTTGCTCGCGGCACTCACATTACCGGCGATGGCGCAATCCTCGCCCTACAACCTGGCTCCCCAACAGCCGAATTTTTATCGGCAGGATACCAATGCGTTTCCCATGACGCTCACCAATTCCGGGGCGGCGACATTTACGACGAACAGTTTGAAATTGACGGTCCGGCAAGGGACCGGCGTTTCCCTGTTTGCCACTGTGGTCAGCACCAACTCCTCGTCCTCTGGCGTTGTGCTTGGGTTTGATACATCGCCGGATGGCACCAATGCCACCACGACGGAGCCCATCACCTGGACGTTGCCGTCCAATTTCATCGGAACCAATACATATTGGACGAACATTGACCGGGCGTATTTGAACAATGTTCGGACGTTTCAGATGACGACATCCACCAACAAGGCGGTGGGCACCGGCAATACCAACACCGTTGTTGTAACCAAATTCTGGTACTCGTACTCCGGCCAGTAAACCGCACCTCCCCTTCCAAACGCACATCCAATATGAAAACGATTAAATTGAAAACGGCGGTGGTTCATGCCGGCGAAACTGGCATCTCTAAACATTACAAGGCCGGCGACACCCTGGAAGCGGAAGACAAGGTGGCAGATTCCCTGGTTAACCGAGGCCATGCCACCGAGGTGAAATCCAAGGGCGGCAAGGAAGATGAAACGGACGAACCGGTCGGCAAAAAGAAGAAAACGCAATCCTGACGATTGATCAGGCACGGCGGTTCCGGCCGCCGTGCCTCCTGAAATATGGGCAACGCATTTAATTTTACCAAAGATCAACTGCCAATGACGGCGGACATCGCCGCCCAGGTCCTCGCCGCGCTGGGAACGCCGGTTGATGGCAGTGATCCTTTGCAAAATCTGTGCGATGCCGCGGCGGCCGACGTGGCGCGCCTGACGATGGGTTACGTGATTGATCAAACCAGCCTTACCAACTGGACCAAGATCATCACCACCTATCGCGCTTACGGCTTGATCGGCCCGGTTCAACCGGACATTGAAAAGAACTTTGATTCGACCTGGAAAGAGCTGACCGAGATCAGCCAGGGGAAACGCCCGAATCTCCCAAAGATTCCCGTTCCGGCACAGGCGCTCATTGGTGGTTCATTCGGTGGCAGTCATCGATTGCACGGCCGGTTGCGTCCGGGCTTGGGCGGCCGGACACCTTGTGCCCAACCCTCAAGCAACAACGATATGAGTCGCACTCCCACGCTGGTCAATGGTTTGCCCAATACCGTTGTTGGTCCGCCAACCTCCAACGCCCAGGGCGGTCCCTGGAATTTGAATGATACGTGGATTGATTCACAACGGGCTGTGTTTACCTGCGTCCTCGCCGGCGTCCCTGGCCAATGGCTGCAAGTCGAGGCGGCCGTTACCAATAATCTCCCGGCCGGCGCGCCGGTGAATTACCTAGCAGTCGTCCCCAACCAGGCTTGGGCCCAGTTCTACTGGACCGGCGCCGCCTGGGAACCCGTGGTTAGCGCAAGCTCATGAGCCGCTGAGCGGCACCGAATATATGAACCCGGCCACCATAACCCGCGCATCGGTTGCGGCGATCGTCACGCAGCTCGTGGCGAACATAAAAGCCGTGCAGTTACCCAACAACGCCGGCGCCGCCTTTGGTGAAGTGAAGCAATTTGACGAGGAATCGCTCGTCGAGGCATTTCGGTATTTGCACCTGGTCCAATCGCGCGTGTGTGTGGTGATTGCCCTGGATGAGAAATTTGTTGAGAAGGAACGATCCACCAAGCTGCTCATCACCCGCATCGTGCCGATTTGTTTGCTCATCAGCGATCGCGTGGTCGGGGACCGAATGAAAGCGCTCTACGGTGATTCCACCGTCAATCCGCCGATCTATGGCGCGGATGCCCTGAAGGAACTTGTTCTACCAATGGTGACCGGAACTTTGCTCGCCAATCCCAAGGTCGTGGTTTCACCCGAGTCCGCCTCGGTTTTCGTCGTGAAGGACAAGATGCAACAGAACCTTCCCGGCCGCAGTGCGATTGCCCTCGAGCTGCAATGCACCGGCGGCACGATCACGGCCAATACCGGACCGGGCGCCACTTTGTAGTCAACCGCAACCCATAACAAACAATGACTGGAACAGTAAAATGGTTCGATGTGAACAAAGGCTATGGCTTCATCGTCCGCGATGACGGTCAGGCGGATGTGTTCGTTCATGCTTCCGCCGTTCGCTTCGGCCGGAAGCTGGAGAAGAGCGATCGCGTCGAATTTGAGATCACCAACGGCCAGCGCGGAGCCAAGGCGGCAAACGTGCGGCTGACTGAAATTGCCGCCAAAACCACAACCCCACCCCAATAATATATGCAACTTGGTCCCTACGCCCTCGGCCGTCACGCGTTCTTTTATCCGGACGGCCAGATCATCACCGTGCCGGCGGCCGGTACCGGCTCAGTGGCCGGCGCCTCGAGCCGGACGAACAAACCCGATCCCACGGATCCGCTCTATATTGATACCGGTGCGATCGACGACTGGACGGACGATTTCAAGTCGAATGGCGACGAGAAGATTTACCGGGCCGCTCCGGGTCGGCGCGTGCTCTACAACATTGTTGAGAAAGGCGCGGATGGCATGTACAAGTGGACGACGCAGGAGATTATTGCCTATGCCGTGGCCACGATGTATCGCACGTCCCAGGCCTTGACCAGCGCCGGCGGCCAGTTCAATCCGAACTCCGCTACCCCAAAAACCGGCTGGTTGCATTTCGAGCTGTACGACCAAAACAACAACTTCTTCGGCTCGGTTGACCAATACGGCCTGCTCCGGATCGTCGGCGGCTGGGAAACCAAGGAAGGCGGCATCATCAAGCCGCAATGGGAGCTGAACTGCTTCTATTCCACCCTCAACACCGGTTTGCTGAATAACTCCTGATCGCCCCCGAAACCCAATATTGAATTATGAAAAACGAATATCCCTCGGTGCCTGGCAACGAAGGCAAACCGCATCCGCACAAATTCACGTCCGCTCCTCCTGGCATTCGTGTCTTGCCGCCGGAAAAGCCGGCAGCGCCATTGGCCGCCGGCGAATCGCCGACCAAGGTGCCACCGGGTGAGACGGAAACGACGAACTGACGCGCTCATTACTCAAATCAAATCATCATTGATTATGAAAAATAGCATCTTTTCGTTGGTCACCTGCTTTGTCCTGGCATTCACAGCCGGCTGCCAGGGGCAATCCTTTACCACCAATGGACCCGGTACGAACATCACATCGGCCTATGGTTTTAACACCAACAACTCTGACACCAACGTTGTCAACGGGTACAATTACAACACCAATGGTCCGGGTTCCGCTCGATTTGCTTTGTTGGGGTATTTGACCAATTACACTGCGATCTGGCTGACCAACGGTTTCCTCAACGCCTATTTTGGGCTCTATGTCATCGACCCGCCGCTGTCCACCAACGGGGCTACGGTGTTCACAAACAACAATTCGGGTTTGAAATACCTGGTGCTAAATGAATGGCACTGGACTAACACGATCGGGAATTCGTTTATTCTGGGCACACTTTATCCCGACACCGGACTTCAGGATCCATACAATACGACCAATTCATCGCCAACTTCCCCGTGGCTTCATTTCAATGGTTCTGTTTTGGCGGGTGCAACTGCGGTGCCGAGTCTTTCAACCTACACCATCACCACAAATATAGTTCAACGCTTTTAAATTATGAACGATCACGCTCACGCGCAAAACGCTCAAACGCTGTTCGGCGGCAAGGAATTGTCGGTTGCGTTCTCGGATACGCGCCAGGACACGCTCAAGGTCCGGCAGTTCAAGGTGAAGGAATATCAAACGGCCTTTCGTTTGATTGACGATGAAATCGGGCTGGTCGCTCTGGCGTGCGATCGCCCGCGCGCAATCATCGAGGAGTTGGTGCCGCAAAGTTACGAGGCTGTTCACCAGGCGATGCAGGAGGTGAATGCCAACGGTTTTTTTATATTTGCGGGTCGCGCCATGAAACGAGCCTCCGAGAATCTGGCCGCCCTCCCGCCGGAAGCCCTGGAGCGGGTGCTAAACAAACAGTCGGGCTCGCCGAAGCGGTAGCAGATCTGGCGGCCTTGTGCGCATTGGACATCAACCACGCGCTGGAAATGAGTTGGGAACTATTGAACCTGTCCGCCGAATCGCATCGCCGCAAGCATGCGCGTGAGACGCTCGAACTCATGATTGCCTGCCAGGGTGATCAAAAGAGCTGGGGCAAATTGCGCGATCAACTGCAAAAAATCCTGAAATGAGTCAACCGATTAAAATCGTTGTTACGGCCGAAACCGCCCAGGCAGCAGCCGCGCTGCAGGCATTCGTCAAGCAGACGGCCGGCGGCCTGGCAGAAGTGGAAGCGGCCAGTCACGGGGCAGCAGGCGGTCTTAATGCAAACCGAATGGCCTTGATGGAAATGGGGCACAGTGCGCGGTCGATCGCGGATGGCTTGGCCGCCGGCATGAGTCCTCTGCGGTTGGCGATGATGGAAGCTCCCCGCTTGACCCAAGCTGTCGGTGAGGCCTCCGCAGAATTTCGGGCCAAGTTGATGGCCTTCTTGCCGGCACTCGGCGGCATTGCTGCTGCGGTCACGGCCGGCGCCGTGCTTTGGCATTATTACGGGGATGCCCTGACAGATCCAACCAAACGGGCTCGTGAACTGGCTGATGCGCTTGGAGCCATCCCGGATCTCCTTAAAAAGATTGAGACTGCCCAGCGAGGCGGATCCATTAGTCCAGGGCAAGCGGAAAAATATCGGGATCTTCTGAGCGGGAAAACCCCGCTCTACAATCAGACGACCGTACCAGATGCATTCGGAGGACATGCCGCTACGGTTAAAAATGGTTTGTTTGGCCTCACCGGAGAAGCGTTTCCTGAGCTTACAACCGATCCATTCATTCGCAATACACGCACGGGAAAGGTGGTCGGCACGCGTCAGTTGGCAAATCAGACCGACATCAATACTTACGTTAAGCAGCTTCAGCGTGGCAATGCCACCATGGCCAACGATGAGAATAATCCTGGCGATGAAGCTCGCGCAAAACTGGCGGATGCGGAATTGAAAATTCAACGGGATGCCGAGTTAGGCACGACCAAGGAAATTGATCGGATCAAGGATCGTTACGCCATCGAACGCCGGGAGCTTGAGGAAACTCGTAACACGGCCGTCGCTGCACACAAGTGGACGGCCGATGACCAGAAGAAATATGACGATACGCTGTTAGCGAGCAAAACAGCCGAAGCCCAGAGTATTGCCGAAATTCAACAAAAAGCCCAGGACCAGGCATTCGCCAAAGACAAAGAGGAAGCCACCAAGGCAGCGGATGATAATAGGAAGATCGTCCTCGGGCAGGATGAAGACCTCGCCGCACAAATTTTGACGACCCGCGAACGCACCAAGGATGTCAGCATTGCCTTGTATAAGGACGAATACAGCCAACGCATCATGCTGGCGCAGGATCAATACGATCAAGGGTTGATTCTTGAGGATGAGCTTAAAAAGAAGGTGCTGGACGCTGCGAAAGAGCGCGCCGCCGGCGAGAAGGAATACACCGCGCAGCTCGAGCGCCAGGCACAATTAAAAATGGAGCTGCAGCGGAGCGACGCGGAGGGGGTGCTCAAGCAGGTTCAAGACTCGCCGTTTCTTTCGGATAAACAAAAAGCAGCTGGCTCCGTCTACCCGATCGAACGGCTTATCGGTGCTAACAATTCCGACATCACTGCCCAGCAGAATATCGCAGCCAATCCAGACACGAGTGACGAGGCCCGTGCCACGGCCTTGGAGAAAATAAACCAGCTCAAAGCCCAGAACATTGATTTAACCCGTCAACTTCAGCAGGCCGAAGGCGAAGCGTCTTATTCGGACAATTGGGCGCGCATGGTGGTCTCCCTGGAAAACATGAACAACCTGGCCAAGGAGACCGCGCAGACTTTCCAGACGGTCTTCAACGGCGCAATCAACAGCATCAGCCAGAATTTGACCAAGGTCATCGAAGGTACAGAAAACTGGCACAAAGCGTTGCTCAATATTGCGCAGACAGTCGTCGGCAGCATCATCCAGGGAATTATCCAGATGGGCGTCCGCTGGTTGCTGACTCAAATTATGATGGCAACGATGGGCCGAGCCATCATGGCAGCCGCGACGGCCGCGACCGCGCCGATCGCTGCCGCGCAGGCAGCTATCTGGGCGACGCCGGCGACGTTGGCAACCATCGCCAGCTACGGCGCAGCGGCCGTGCAGGCGCCTGCAATGATTGCGATCGCCCAAGCTGCCACTCTGGGGACCGCAGGATTCTCCGAGGGCGGTTATACCGGGAATGGATCTCCTTCAGATGTAGCTGGCTTCGTTCATCGCGGTGAATTTGTCTTCAGCGCTCCCGCGGTGGACCGTGTGGGCATTGGCACGCTAGAGGCCATGCACAATGGCACGGCGGCACCCGCAGGATCCGCGGTCAGCGGCGGAGCGCCCGGAGGCGTGTTGCCACCCAAGGTCGTCACCGTGTTCGACCGTCAATCACTCATGCGGGAGCTTCAGAGTCCGGATTACGCGCATGTCACGGTGCAGCACGTGATGAACAATAAAACGAAGATTGGAATCCGCTCATGATCTCAATCAACGGCTATACCCTGTTCCCGCATTCCGCCGATTGGTCGGTCAATCCTGCCTGGAAGCGAAAGTGGAAAACCGGCGTCGGCACGGGAACCACCGGTAACGAGCAACGCGCTGCGCTGCGGGCGTTGCCGCTCCATACGTTGACCTACACAATCACGGCCACGACGCTGCAGGAACGCGGCCGCCTCGATGCCAGGATCGACCAAGCCACCCAATCCGGCCTGGCATGCGTTCCTTTCTGCGGCCGTGGCGTTGCTCTTTCCGCCAATTCAGCTTCAGGCGTAAACACCATTACGCTCGTGGACGTGGCCAACGCGTGGCCTTGGGCGAATGGTGACTACGCCATGCTGCTCGGTGATGACGACACGGTTTACGATGCCTGGCAAGTGACTGGGATCGCGGGCAACGTGCTGACGCTCGCGGGCAACCTGGTCAACGCTTGGGCGGCTGGCTCAATGGTCTGGCCGGTCCTCTTCGGAATGTTTTCGACGGATAAAAAACAGAATCAATTAACGACCTGGCATGCGGGCTTAAAGATCACGGTGCAGCAGCTGGTTGCCGAACGTAATGCCCAATTGGGCAGCACCCCGGCGACCGTGCCAGGCGTCGGCGCCCAGGTCATTGGATCCACCAACACCATCGGCTAATTATGAAAAATCGAAGCATCATCATCGTCCTGGCAATTCTGGCGGTCAGCCTGATCGTTTGGGCTGAGACGGTCCCGCAAACACAGACCGTGCTCAAAAGCTACTTCATCACAGGATCGGTTCCCACGCAGAATGACTATTACGAGTTCATTGACACGATGTTTTATTACATCGGTTGGACTTACACCAATGCCCAGGCGGCCGCGGCCAGCGCAAGCAACGCCGTGACGGCGGCTGCCATTTCTCCCCGCTGTTGGGGGCTTATTCAGAATTATAATGCGGGTGCCAGTCGCGGCTATTCAGTGACCAATTGGGCCGGATGCTCACTGTACACGAGCAACGCGGGTGGCTCAGTTCAATGGGTAGCGGTTGTGACCTTCAATAATCCGGTGACGAATCCAGCTTATTTCAACGTTGGCAATGCGGCGATCAATGCGAGCTCAGTCACTACGAACGGATTCCAAATTAATATCGGCACCGCTCCGGGCGGAGGCGTATCAAGCAACGTCACCTTTGCCATTTTTGGTTCATGAATTTTCTTGGCCAACCAGTATTCCTTTTTAATGCCGATTGGGGGACCGCGGTTACGCGCTCCGTCCAGTTCGAATTGCGGCCCGAAGACATTGGTTACGGCATCGAGTTTTTCACGCCGACCCAGTCTTGGACGGTCAATGGGTGGTCTTTCTCCGTGGATCTTCCGGATGCGCCGACACTGGCAAGCTACGATGCCTTTACGGCCGCGCTAGTTGGCCGTCTGAGCGGTTTCTGGCTCCCGGTACCGGTGGCAGCGGCGGCGATCACGGCCGGGACCTCCACGAGCGTCTTCAGCGTTACGGCCCAAAGCCTCTCGACCTATTGGAACGCCCGGCCGGCGACCTATCTCTTATTCACCTTTGGTGACGGCACCCAAGCGGCCGCGAAGATTCAATCAGTGGTAGCCGCTGGCGCGACAGAAACCGTCACCTTGACGGCTGCCCTGGCGCAAGTTCCGGACGCACATACGACGATTAGTCTCCTGCATTTCGTTCGCCTGGCTAACGACGAAGAAGCCGGCGATTTTTACCAGGAATGCGGCCAGACTCGCGCGGTGGACGTAATCGAGCTGCCCTTGGAGTATGCCGAGGCGCAAACCGGAATCCGGCCGATCTACCTTTATCATTTCTGGGCCTTGGCTCCGGTCCAGACGGATTGGTATTTCACCAGCTTTGCCGCGCCAGTTGTCAGCAACGGGAAACTCTATCAGAACTTCCCGATTGATTTTACCAACCTGCAGCACGTGGCCGATGGCAGTTCCGATGATCTGAAGTTGACCGCCAAGCCCGATCCTAATTCGCCGCTGGTCCTCTTTCAGCCGGTTCCCTTCAGCGGCACGCTTTATGTGCAAATTTTCGTGGTGGATTTCAATGATCTCAACGACACGACATCTCTGTTTAGCGGCCGGGTGGTCAACGTTAAGGACATGGGCTCGAACCTTGAGGCCACTTGCGAATCACGCCTTGGTTTTCTCAAGCGGAAGATTCCCCGGTTTCTGAAGGGACCGACATGCAACAACATTTTGTATGATCCGAACACATGCAGGGCTCGCCGGGCGCTGTTCACGACCATCGTCAATATCACGGCGATTAACGTGAGTTGGCCAACAACGATCACTTGCACTTTCGTTGGTGGTCCATTGGATGGCCAATTTAAGGCAGCTAACTTTTTGGCCAATGGTTTGATTGAGGGCGGCGAGGGGGTGGGTTACGAATCCAGATCCGTTCTGGCTTCCAGCTTTGCCGCCGGCGTTCTCACGCTCACGGTCAACCAAGCACCCGCGAAGCTGGTCGTGGGCGAGCAGGTCACGGTGGTTGCCGGGTGCGACCATACGGCGGCGACCTGTCAAAACGTTTTCAATAATTACGTCAATTTTACGGGATTCATCGCAATCCCGCCGCGCAACCCAACGGTCCGTGCGGTCAACGCAAACCAAGTATCTCAAGGCGGCAAATGAATCCATTTTTTGACTCAACCGAAAAAGTTGCCCTGCTCGAGCTGGAGGCCAATCAATGGATCGGTACCCCGTTCGTGAAGGGCGCCATGGTCCGCGGCGCCGGCGCTGACTGTGTGCATCTGATCGCCGGCATTTACCGCATGTGCGGTTTTCTCAAGGATTTTACGCCGGGACGGTATGCGCTCGATGAGGGGCAGCACCTGGTCAATTCCAAGGTATTGGCCTGGTTCGCGGCCCGCAAAGATTTCGAGCGGATCCCAACCGACCGCGTGGACCTCCTCGCCGGCGACACGCTCTGTTTTCACCTTGGGCGCGTGGAGCATCACGTTGGCCTGATGTTGACCAATGGGAATTTCATTCATGCCTTGCCGTCCCGCATGGCCATGATCTCCAATTTGCGTGAAAGTTTTTACGGCGCCCGCATTACGGCCGTGTTCCGGCCGATGGAGGTGACCACGTGAGTTTTCTCTTCGGCACCAAGAGTATTCCGGCCTATGACCAGAAGGCGCTTGGTCTGAACACCATCAACACGGCCACGAATGAACAGGGCAACCCGTTGCCTTATCTGGCAGGCCAGCGCCGTTTCGCCGGCACATTCATCACGGATGCCTTTGATCAACGCGCGACCAGTGCGAGCGGCGGCAAGGATTCCGGAAAAGGCGGCGGCGGATCCGGATATAACTACTATTGCGGATTTGCGATCGCGTTCTGTTTGGGCCCGGTGGACGTCTTCAGTGACCTCTGGTTGAACGGCGAGCCGGTTTATACCAGCAATACACCATTGTCACCGGTCTCATTAAAGGAAACCAACAATGTGGCAACCTTTCAGACTGCCAATGCTCACGGCCTTGCCAGCGGTCAATCGGTCGTCGTAACCGGGGCGGATCAACCCGAGTTCAATGGCGAGTATGTGGTTACGGTGATTAGCGCGACGCAATTCCAATACACCATTCCCGGCACTACCCTGACCACTGAAAGCGCCAGCGGTCAGATCCATGCCTGGATCAAGCTGGCTCCCATTTACCGCGGGGCTGAGGATTATGTGGACATCACGATTCCGAATTACGGAATCCTGCGCCTGTTTTGGGGCACCGAAACACAGCCGGCGGATCACTACCTGCAGGTGAGCGGCACGAATCATCCGCCGTATCGCGGCGTCTGCTACGGGGTGTTCTATAAAATCTGGCTCGGGCTCAATCAAACGAATATTCAGAATGTGGAAGTCGCCCTGGCCCGCTGTCCGACCGCTCCTTGGCTCACGAACGCGGCGCATGCTAATATCTCCAATGAAGCAAATGCGGCCGTAATCTATTACGAGCTGCTGACGCATCCCCGCGCTGGGCTTGGACTGACGGCCGCTGATTTCGACACGGCCGCCCTGGCGGCCGTTGCTGACACCTTATATGCCGAGAATTTTGGCGTGAGCCCGATCATCACGCGCATCGATTCGGCGCTTGCCTTGGTGCAGCAGCTTTTACAAACCGTCGATGCTTTGCCGGTCCTGGATGACAACGGCTTGCTCAGCCTGGTTCTGATCCGGCCGAACATTAATGTCAAAACTGGCTTGGTGGATTATACGGACCTCACCGAGTTGGCGGATGCCAATCTCGCCGACATTCCCCAGCCGGTAAACGAGGACTGGAGCAACACGTTCAACCAGACACGCCTGGTGTTTCCGAATCAAGATGCAGAATGGAACAGTGATTTTGTCGAGTGGCAGGATTTTTCGGCCATCCAGAGCGCTCAAAATGCCGCCCAGCCTCAAACAACTAATTTGGATTTTTTGACCCGCCGAGACTTGGCATTGGCATTGGTGCAGGCCCAGGGCAGCGCCGCTGCGGTACCAACCCGTACCGGTAAAATGTCGCTGCTGTTTGATCCCGTCTTCTGGTCCGAGATGTCGCCTGGAAATTTATTCATTAACAATTTCACGGATCCAACTTGCGCCCGTTCAAATGGGGTTTTCCGCGTTACACGGCGCACCTTTCAGGCGTCGGCGACACCGGTTTTTGAAGTGGAATTTGCCGCTGACAAAAGCTATTTGAATTTGACGCTCAGTGCCGCAACCACGCCGGCCGCACACGCTCACGCCATTGACCAAGGGCAGGCCTCATTGGTGATTGTGGATCCGATCGTGCCGCCCTTGGATCCGATCCCAACTACGGCCTCGGTCATCATCGAGCTGCCGGTACTGCTTTGCCCAAACAACAAGCCGGCGATCGCCGCGCTGATTGCTCGAGACCAGGTCTCGACATTCACGGCATCCCTATACTTGGGACGGAATTTTGTTTTCAATGGTGTGCCTCCCGAGAGTTATTCGCTCCTGGCTAAATTTTCAATCTTTGCTTTGACTGGCGCATTGACGGCCGATTTCCTGGCAAGCACTGGTTTCGTAGCAATCACCAATCAGCTGCCGGCGCAGGCCACCGACAATCCTTTTCCGCTCTGCGCGGGACTGGCAGTGCAACTGACCGGTCCCGATTTGATTCTGCCCGATGTTTGCGATTTTGATGCCCTTGCGAACACCATCCTTTTGTTTTGTGGATCCGAGATCATGTCCATCGCAGAGGCAACGCTTACGGCCGCCAGCGCCTATACCTTGACCGTGATCCGCGGACGTTTCGGCACTGCGATCGTGGATCACCACGCCGGCGATGCCATCTGGGTCATTGCAAAGGCAGACCTGGATCCCCTGCAGCACCCGCATTTTTTGGGAGGCAATACCGCCGAATTTAAGCTCACGCTCGGAACCCAGACCACGGTGGATGTCAATGCGTTCAATATCACATTTGCCGGAACCAACTGGCCATTCTCCAAGGATGCCAGCAGCACCCAGACAGTTGACTCTCAATTCAGCTCTGAACCCTCCGCAGACCAACAATAATATGAAAAAACTGCTTCTTTTATTTAATCTCTACATACTGATCACGCTGGCGGCCTCGTCGCAGATCACAAACGTCAACATCGGGTCCGGACCCAATGCTGGCAATGGTGACCCGCTGCGTGTGGCGTTTGCGAAGCTCAATGCCAATGACAACTACATTATGGCTTTGATCGGTACTAACGGCACGGTGGCTCTGGGGCTTTCATTGACAGGCAGCAACGGAGCGGCGGCCATCTTTATGCTCGGCCTCGACGGATCCGGACATCTCACAACCAATGCGGTCCCTACTGGTGGTGGCCTCAGTTTTAGTAATATTCTCGGCACGCCAGTGATCGGCACCAATTTGACGGCGGCGTTTACGACGAATGGGAGCGGGGTGGTAACGATGACGTTGAACGGGATCACGACAACGCAGCTGAATCCGTTATTGGGGATCGCGACAATTCCAGCCGCACAGTTGAGTGGCACGGTGCCCCCTGGCAGCCTCTCGATCACGACAAACGTGCAGGGCACGCCGATTGTTGGGACGAATTTGACAGCGACGTTTGCGACCAATGGCAGCGGTGTCGTGACGATGACTTTGAATGGAATCACGACCGCCCAGCTGAATCCGTTATTGGGCATCGCGACAATTCCAGCTGCACAGCTAACGGGCACGGTACCTCCCGGTAGCCTCCCGATCACAACAAACCTTCAGGGAACATCAATCATTGGCACCAATTTGAATGCGACCTTTACGACCAACAGCACTGGTTTGGTCACCATGACATTAAATGGGATCACCACGGCCCAGCTCAATCTTTTGGCGCCTTTGCTGACAAACATCCCAATCCTCAACCAAAATCTTTCCGGCATTGTCACCAACCTGGTTTTAGTTCAGACCAATGTTTCCCAGGTATCGGTCGCAATCAGCGGAAGTACCTGGACCATTTTTTTGCCAACGACTTCGAGCAACGTGGTGAGTTCGACGACCCTGGCCAACAATACTACCGGGAACGCTGCTGGCGCTACAAACTACTTGGGGACGGCAACGGGTTCCGGAACGGTGGTTGAAAATAATGGCCCGACTCTGATCTCTCCTATCCTCAGTGGCGGCTACAACGCCATAAACGGTACGAATACCGAGACCCTGACCATTCAAACCACGACCAATCTGGCTTTGACCTGGAATGGGTCGGTTCAGAAGTTCGTTGTCACAAATACGCCGAATTTTTATCTCACATGGGGCTCGGGCTATGGGGACGCCTCATTCTACATAACCAAGTCAAACAACCTGTTCGGATCTCTGTTTGGCAATCCAGCTGTATCCTGGTTGAGCGGGAGCAACCCCATCGTGACCAACACGGCTCTACTCTCGATCTCGTCGTTTGGGACCAATCTGATCCGGGCGACAATGGTTCAACCTTAAATCTGACGAGCATGAAACACTTTCTTTGTATTTTGGCCGCTTGCCTGGCCTGCGCAGCACACGGCCAATATCTATATGATCCCGGCTGGCTGAATGCGGCCAAACAGACCGTCTCGAGTGGGGGCGGATATGTGGATAGCACGAATGGCCTAATGTTCTGGTACACTTGGAACGGAGTCTACACTGACTTTTCCACCAATAATCAGGTTTCTTCTCCGACATCCAGCTCGACAGCGCCATACTTCACGAACGGCGTGACGGGCGCGGCTTCACCGCAGTCGGTCCACATTGACGGCGTGCAGAACTATGTAAATTCTCCGACATCGGCCACTCTCTGGCCTCCGAACGCTTTCACATTCATGGGTTGGATCTATTTAGATTCATATCCACCGACCGGGAAAATAGCCGATGTTTTCCATCTTCAGGCTGGTGGCGACAATGACTACATTCAAGTCAACTCGAACGGCACTATCGGTGTGAATATCCAGACGTCCGGCGGGTTCGCCTCGTATAGTTCCGGCTCGCACACCTTGTTGTTGCACACGGCTTATCACATCGCCTGCTCCTACGATACCGTAAATGGGACGGTGGGTTATGTGAACGGCGCGATTGACGGGCAGGTCGCGCCCAATGGCGCAATGATCCAGAACTCGACCCCGACGTGGTTTTTTGGTGAGCCGCTCTTCGGCAGTGCATATTTGAACGCCAGGCTGCAGGGATTCAGGCTTTACCCTACGAACGAGACACAGGCGTTCATCCAGAATGAGTACAACGGAGGATTTTACTGACATGAAAAGGTCGATCTCAATATTAATGGCGCTTTTGGTTTTTACCATCGGCCTTCATGCTCAGTTAACAGTCGTCACAAATTACGCCTGGGCCACCGAATACACGACGCCCAGCCCGACCTTCTTATACGGCAGCAACTCGGTTTTTACGCAATACGGTCTCAGGACCACGAACGAGAGCGGGACGATTTACACCTGGGGCATCAGCCTTCCGGCTGAAATGGACAAATGTCCGCCTGAGCAATTCACGTTCGATTTCACAGGGACTAATTTTGAGATTGTCTTCAATGGATTTCCCGGCAACGGCTCCGGTAATTACACCGATCCATATTTCAGTATCAGTGACGGGGTGACCAATGTCAGCTACACCAACTCGCCGCGTTACACTAGGAACAATTCCGCCAATCTGTTCTCTTATATCAGGTTTCCAAACAACACGATTCACCATATCACCATACGCGCAAAGGGTGGTTTTGTTGGCATTAATTACACAAACGGGACCTTTGCGGCGACGACCCCAACGGTCAAACCCAACCTTTTGATAGACGAGAGCGATTCATACGGAGAGGGCTTTAACCCAACCGTGAGCATGTCGGAGGGCGGATCTTCATTTTGGTTCGACGGTTTCCTGTGGCAGTTGATGACCAACCAACCAAACTTATTTGTGGTTCCGTGCGCATTGAGTGGGACAGGGTTTTATACAACCAACGCTGGGACGGGAGGATTGCCATACTGGACACGGACCACGAACGACGTGTGTGCCCTCTACACTAATGCGCTGGGGAGCGGGTTATATAGCCATATTTTCATTTGTGCGAATGGTACCATAAACGACCTGGGACAACCGACAAACGCGGTGTTTCAGAACGCGACCAATGTCCTGGGCACCTTTGAACGGTTGTGCCCGGCCGCCACTGTTTTTTTAGTTGGAAACTGGCTTGGGGCTGGTGGAGAGACATCGCCGGGCGCAAACGATTACGCACTTGAATGGGCCATGACTAACGCGGCCGCTGCGGTCGGGGTGCCATGCTTTGATCCAATACCAGCGAACCTGAAGAATGCCGGAAACTACAACACTTTTTACCCGACCGGCAGCGGAACGGATTCTATTCATCCGTCTGCCGCCGGATACCAGATATATGCAAACTGGCTCCAGACTAACCTGGCGAACACCTTTTCGGGCCTCTATACAAATCCAGGGGTGCTGGTCACTGATCTATACCTGACAAACTACGGCTGCGTCCCGGACGCCACTAACTTCACCGGCTCGACGGTGAGCAACAGTGTGACGATTGGAACGCCATACACATGGAACACCAACGCGACGATTGGCAAGGTGCTGGAGGTATTCCGGGCTGGTCCCTGGGTGGGAACGACAGTAACCAATCAGGACATCATCTGCACGATCACCAACGTGTCGAATGGCACCAATTTGCTGGGTACAATCTCGGCCGGTTGGACCGGAAAGTTCCTTTGTACGGTCGGCACATACGATGCGCCGGCGTTCCAGGCAGCCTCATTGGCAGCGTCGTCGCTCATAGCGGCCGGGGCGACAAACGTGAATATCCACGTTCCAGCCGGTAGTAGCCTTGTTGGCTCGTCGAACATGCTCAATCCATCCTATGTGATGACGACGGCCTCAGATTCCCAGGCGGCGATCACAAACGCGACCGGCGGCGTCACATGGATGGGAGATGGTGCAAATCAATCGTCGGTGATCCTCTGCTTCGGCGCCGGCATGAACCACACAGTCGCAAGCGGCACTAGTCCATTGCCAATGCGCTGTTGGCTGTTCCTTAACCAGTCGCCGACTGCGTTTAGCCAGCTCCCGCTCATCTATACGAATCTGGTGTTGGACGGCGGGGTGACGAATGGGTGGCAGTCGTATAGCTACGCCATCATTCAGCAGGGCGATGGGTCGGGGTGGGACGTGACGCACGACGCGATCGTGGAGACGGATCCGACAGTGACCGGGACAAATTTTCAGATGATGGGCCTCACGAATTGCACGCTACAGCACTGGCGAGGGGAGATGTTGAAATGGATTGGGACCAAGGCCACGAATGCTTATTGGTGGGCGCAGAGCTGCACGTTTTACGACGGGAATGCATCGGCTTTCAATTACTATGGTGGCCATGGGGTGACGAACTGCTTGATTAACCTCATGGCGAAAGGCGGCGAGGACTACCAGCAAAAGGAGACGCTGCCAACGTGGTACGTAAACGATCTATTTACCAACATGAACGGGAACGGGAATACTTTCTACTCCCTGAGCATCGTGGGGGCTACGACCAACGAGACGGAGGCGCCGATCAACATCATAGGCTGCACGTTTCCATCTATGGCCGGGGTGAACAACATGAATGACCTCCAGTTTTCCTCCGCGGCGAACGTCAACGTTGCCAGCAATAATTTCTTGGGGGTCAATGGAGCGGTGATCTTCACCTCCGCTGGCACTCAACCGAACGACGGGACGCAAATTGGGACGATGACGAACTTTTATATCGGTTACAACACTTTCGATCCGTTGTGTGTTAACCCTATCAGCATGGACGGCTATTCGGTGACAAATGTCACTATTTTGGGAAACACCAACGTTCAGATCCACCTGAACGGCGGGATAAAGGATGGAATATTCCTGGGCAAGAACTCAGGCGTGTTGCATGACGGGCAGTACGACGTAGACGGGACGAACGTGCAGGCTGGTGGTCATTTCATGGTGGATAGTAATGACAATACCTGGGTTTTCCCGCTGCTGCCATCGCATGCTGCACCAAACGGCGGTCAATACGCGGCGACAAACCTGATTAGCGCTGGCTATGGCCGGTTCCAGTTGCTGCAAAACGCGACCAAGGTGTTTGTTTTCGACACCAATTCGCAGACCCTCACGGGAACCCAGCTGACGCTCACAAATGAGACGTCTTCCACGATTTCACCATTCCGGGATCCGGGCTTGTCCTATTCTACGAACATCGCCGGCCACACAGCGGTTACATTCACATACACTAACAGTGCCTGGTGGGTTCTGCCGCCTCCTCCAAGCACCAATGCGACCGTGTTCCTTTTATTTTAGCTGCAGTAGTGTTGCAGGGCGCCGGCAGTCACTATGCAGACCCTTTTCGAAGTTTCGACTGCGGACCCTTTTCAGGCTATATCGAGACCCTTTTCAAACTTTCGCGTCGGGCCGCATTTTGTGCCCCGGCAGGGGCACGGGGAATATCCTGCGATCCATTCCGCCGCCCCATCCGGGGCGGGAAATTCATTTTGCCGGTGACCGGTGGCCGCGACGCTTTGAGCGTCTTGCCGCCGGCTAATTTCCAAAATCCCTCCGGGATAAGTCGACGATCTGTGTTTCGGAGAAATGGGTCCGGCATCGAGCTGGTTTCCTCGTTTTTTCTACCGAGGCGTAGAAACGAAGAAACGAAGCCGGGTGGCGGACGGGTTCGAATAAATCCGAAGGACGAAGGTCGAAATCCGAAAGAAGCCCGAAGGCCGAAATCCGAATCGGGCATGGGTTTTAGACGGCAGGTTTCGAATCTGAGATTTCGGAACCTCGGATTTCGGATTTCTTTCGGCCGTCGGACTTCGGCCTTCGGATTTTTGACCGCAATTCTGTCCACGGCGGGGCAACGCTAA